TAACTATATACATCAGAATTATTGGATCTACACCCTGAAGGGTGGTTTAAGATTATTGAATGTTAATTTTGAGAAATTTTTGCTTATGTAAATCGGAAACTTTGAGAAGTATTCAATTATGTAAATCATTGACATTTAGTAATTTTTAACTTACTGGCGTTCAGACTTTATTTTAATCCTATTTGTGTCTATATTATAATTAAAGTTATAATGAGTTATTTAAACAGTTCCTTATTTGGACAATTTGCGGGCAAGCTTAAGTGCTACCCAAAATAATTGTGCATACACAGGACCATATAAAAATAAAAAATATAAAAAGTAGCTGAAATCACGTTGCTATGAACAAAATAAAAAGCTTATATTTGCATTTATGTTAGAAATATATGATAACCGTTTTCCGGGTTGAGTAATAGGAAATGGGATTTATACTGGATTTAAATGACAATTGGCAAAGACCATTGGCTGATGGAAAGACATCTTGAAAAAACAAAAATGAAGTCTGTTGTTAATGATATGTCCCCTAAATGTGAAGTGGAGCAGCCGTGTAAAGCCGCTAGATCCACACCCCGTATGAGTAAACAGTCTGAACTAATTAATCTTAAAGAAAAAATTGGACCAGAGAAATATAATAAAATGCGTTATAATCAAACTAAAAATAAAGAGAAAATGTATGTTCCGTCTACAAAACCACAAATTTATAGAAAAGAAATATCGGATTTATGTCTTTCATTGAGTAATTGTAATTTTGAGCATTCGAAAAATGTTGGGAAGAAATTTCAAGCTATAATTAAACAAGTAGAAAAGAAACAAGAACGTAAAAAAGATCATTTTAAGAATAAACGATGGAAGCGATATTTAGAACCTCAATCAGCTTATGAAGAATTAATTGTTGAAGCTCTATGTTCTGATGGATTTCATCAATTATATGTGGAAGTATTGCCAGAAAGTATAGCTCCTGTTGTTGAATATTCAGTTTTATTAAATGGATTACAAATTCCTCTTGAGATGAACACATATGCGGATATGTTAGTGAGTCAAGCTCAATCTGCGAATGAATTTTATAAGAAGAAGAAAATGTTTAATCATTGTGTTTTTAATATTTCTGAAGAATTAGATAGAATAATGCCTATGAATTGTCCACATTGCTCTGAAAGTTATAAATGTGCTACATGTATTTTAGATAATCCAAAAGCAATGTTTACGAATCATCAATCTAGAGTTATTGAAGATATTATTATAGCAGCTTGTCAAGTTTTTTATCATCGGAATGTTAGAACTTTTGTTTTTGAGTTTGTACGAATTATTAAAACTATGTATGGCACATCATTGATTAATTTTGACTATATTAAGATTATACCTGAAATTATAAATACTGTCGTTTCATTTATGGATGGTAAGGTAGCGCCTATGTTGAGTTCGTCTTATATAGGTTTATTAGAAATTATTGATTATCTTGAAAAATTGTTTAAATTAGATTCTTTACCCAGAGCTCAATCAGATGAAGAAATGTTAGGTTCTAAGCCTATAGAAGAAATGGGTTGGTCAGACACTTTATTATCAGATTGGATGGAGACAGATATGTTTCAATTTGTGTCAAATTGGTTTTGTTATCTATGTTATGTTATTGTTTCTAAAGAATCGTGTAAAAATATTCCTATTTTTGGTGATGTTATGAAATCTACAATTAAATATGGTAAAGAAGTCTCATATGATATTTTGAAGTATATTATAAAAACCATAGAATTTATATTAAAGAAAGGTAGTTTTATGTTAAAACATGGTTTTATTACAACATTTTACCATAATAAAAGTACGTTAATATCTCTTAGAACTAGATTTGATCGGCTGTGTGAGTTATATGCATGTAAAAATAATCCAGCAATTTATGGAATGGATCCTATTAAATTTGCAGCTGATCTTCATAAGATGCGTAAAGAATTAACTGATTTATCTCGTGTTGGAACGCAGCGTGTTAGAGAGGAAATATGTAAAATGTTAACGAAAGTTATAATGATGGATAATGATGTTTCCTCTGATGCTGAAGTATTTAAAGAAAGACCTGAACCCTTTTCTCTTTTGATTTGGGGTAAAACTTCAATTGCCAAATCTACATTTTTACAATTAACTATTAAAGCAAACTGTGACGTTCATGATTTAGAATATAAACCAGAAAAAATTTATACCAGTAATGATGATGAACGAATGGATGGTTTGAAAACGGATATGGATCATATAGTATTCGACGATTGTGGGAATAAGCATCCTAATGTTTGTCCTAATGGTGATAGTAATGTAAATAAAATTATTAAAGTTCGAAATACAATTGCATATGTTACTGAACAAGCAGCTTTAGAAGATAAATCAAAAATTCCAGTGCATAGTCCTTTCTTTTATGTAACTTCAAATACTGAGCATTTAAATACAATGTATTATTTAACTTATCCTGCTGCTGTTTTGCGTAGATTTAATTATATTATTGAATTGAAGTTAAAACCTAAATTTGCTGTTGATGGTATGTTTGAAGATAAGAAAGCAGGAGTACCTTTAGAAGATTATAAGACATTTGATTTTTGGGATATGCATATAGGTAAGTATAAACCAGGTACAGATGAGCAGCAGAGAAATGGAAAAGTTGTTTATGATACTATTATTACAAATATAAATGATTATTTTGTATGGTTAGCTCAAGCTACCATAAACCATAAGGAACAGCAAGAACGGCGTTTTAATAGTTTAGGTGAATTTGCTAAGAAGAAAATTTTGAAGTGTGGTCATTTTGAAGAGTTGTGTTCTTGTCATCTACCTTTATTACCAGAACTTAAATTTAATAAAAATACTGAGTATACTCATGGTGTTCAAAGTGTTCAGAAAGGTAAAATAGTAGCTCAAGATCCACATGATGGAGTTTTGTTTGTTCCACAATCAGATGAAGAAGAAGGAGTATTTACAATGTATGGAGGAACAACTTTACGATATTTGAATTACTGCAGAAATTTATTATTTCCATCATATACTTCTTATTTACGTTTATTAACTTATCCTTTATCAAGTGCGTTTAATTTATCTGTAGGTTCAGCTTTAAGTATTGCTCGTTGGTCTTATGGGAAAGCTAATAAATTGAATGCTTTGGATATAGCTTTTGCTTTAAATGGTTCACGTGCTTATAGTCAATATATGGGAAAAAGTGAAGTTGATAGTTCCTTAAAAGCTTTAGCTGATCATTTATTTCCTGCTGAAGAGTTATATAATTCATTTATTTTGAAGTTAACTACTGTTTTAACAACCTTGTATGTTTCTTATCGTATAGTTAATAAAGTTGCAGGACCAAAGTATCATAATGAAATTTCAACCGTTCCACAAGGTGCTATGATGGTAAAAGAAAAGAGTCAATTTTGGGTTGATCAAACAAATGTTTTAAAAGATTGTGATGTGAGTGCCTCATCTCTTTTTTATAAGGATAAAGAAAAAGATTTTATAAATATTGTGGCGTCAAATTGTGTAATTTTAACGTGTGAGTTAGATCGTGGAACCTCTATTAATGTTCGAGCTATATGTTTGGGTGGTTGGTGTTATGTCGCTAATGCCCATTGTGTTAAAAATAAACCAATTGTTCGTGTTAAGTTAATACAAGATAAAATTGATAGTGCTAATAGTAATATATGTATGAGTTATTCTTTTGATGATGCGCTTTATAGTATGGATCAAGATTTGGTATATTTTTATTTAAAGGATAATCGACCAAAACGAAATATTAGTAGACTTTTTTATAGAGGTGATTTAAATGATTGTATATTCGATGGATGTTATATTGGTCGAGAATTAGATGGTTCTATGCGTCAAATTCCTTTAAAAAGTGTTCGTGCGTCAGTTAATGGTATATCCTTTCCAGATGGACAAAGATATTTGAAGACGTTCTCAGCAACGGTTTGTGAGTCTACAGTGAAAGGAGATTGTGGTATGCCAATGATTGTGTATACATCATATGGGCCTTCTATTGTTGGTATACATGTGACAGGATATAATTGTATTGCAGCAGCAGCTCAAATTTCAGTTTCAACTTTATCGTCTATGAGTATTAATTTAGGTCCAGATGTGATTGCTCCAAAAATTAGTTTTCCTTCTAAGAGTAAGAATTTAATTACAGAGCGTAAAGTATCTCATCCCGCATTTTTGGAACCAGAATCAACTGTTTTTCGTTTTGGATCAATAGAAGGTGGAGGAGCTAGAGCTAAGTCAAATGTAGAACGAACACCTATGGCAGATAAATTTGAGATTTTAGGGTATAAACAATTGAAATCAAAGCCTCCTATGAATCATTATAATATATTTCATAAAAATTTATTGGATATGACTGTTAAATCATCTTTGGCTGATGAAAAGATTCTTAAAATTTGTTCTAAAGCATATTTGAAGCATTTGTTTAGTAGTGTTTCTATGGAAGAATTTGATCAATTAGGAACTATATCCTTGGAAGATAATATAAATGGAATTCCTTCTGTTGATTATATGGATAAAGTAAATAGAAATACATCAGCTGGTTTTCCTTGGTGTGAGTCGAAGAAAAAGCATATGATATTTGCTCCAACTGATAGACATCCTGAAGGAATTTTATTTTCACCAGAGATAGAAGAAGAATATTATCGTATTGATCATTTAGCTCGTTCAAATATTTTATCACCTACAGTTTATCAAGTTTCACAAAAAGATGAACCTTTGCCTCATGCTAAATGTCAAAATTTTGGAACACGTTTATTTTTTGGAGCGCCTTTGCCTAAAGTATTATTTGATCGGAAGTATTTTTTGCCTCTAGTACGTTTATTTCAAAGGAATAGGTTAGCTTCACGAACGGCTATTGGTACTGTTGTGCAAAGTTCACAGTGGGGTGATATAGCGGATTTTCTTAAGTGGCATGACAGAATTGTTGCTGGTGATTATAGTAAATTTGATAAGAAGCAACAGGTTCGAGTTTTGAGAGAAGCTTTTAATATTTTAATTGAGATTGCCACATATAGTAAGCGGTATAGTGAAGTTGATTTAATTGCGATGGAAGTAGCAAAAGCTGATATTGTTTGTGCTTTAGTGAGTTTTGATGGAGATTTGTTAGGTTTTATGGGAGTTTTACCATCAGGGAATCCTTTAACTACTTTATTGAATTGTTTGTGTAATATTTTACTTGATATGTATGCATTTGTCTCAGCTGAAAATAATGTTAATGAGTATTTTGAATTGGTAATGACGTTGGTATATGGTGATGATTCTATCTCATCAGTGTCTCCTTTGTGTAAAAATTTTGATCATACTATTAAACAGAGAGAACTAGCTAAAATTGGAATTGTATTTACTATGGCTGAGAAAGATAGAGTCTCAGTGCCATTTATTAGTTTATCTGAAGCGACCTTTTTAAAACGAAAATTTGTATTTGATGAGTCTATATCTTCTTGGATGGCTCCTTTAGATGAAAATAATATAGTTAATTCTCTTATAGTTTGGGTGAAATCTAAAAACATAACTCCAATTGAGCAAGCTCAAGCATCAATGCAAAATTCTATTAGGGAATTTTTCTTTCATGGTAAATGTAAGTTTGAAGAAATGAGTGTGCTGTATAAAAATGTATATAGAGAAACGTATCATGAAGAGATTCAATTTCCTGAATATGATGAAATATTAGAAGTGTATTTAAATTATTCATCAGAACCTCAGGGTTCTAATGAATATATTCAGTTACCAGTTCAGGAGGTTATATGTTATGTTTTGGTTGCTTGTGGATTTTGTTTTACTGTATATATATTTTTGGATTTATTATTTATTAGATATAGAGTGACACATACCGAACTTGAACCTCAGGGTTCAGTTTTGAGAAAAAGGAAGGAAGAAAGTGTTCCTCTCCTCCTGCATCAGAAATTTAATAAATATATGGAAGAAGACGGTATTGAAAGAATTATTTTAGATTATTATGGAGTATGTAAAATTTTATCTTGTAGCAGAGAAATGTATGAAAAGAAAGTGTGTTGTTTGCATTATCATTTATTTAACAAGTTGATTAAAAGGAAAAGTAATATTATGCAACCATATTTTTATAAAAGAATTTGTTTCGCATGTGGACAACAGTATTGGATTGATTCGATATTAACTACCTTATGTATTCGTTGTTGGTGTTATTATAATTGTCTTTCGTGTTCATGTTCTAGTTTGTGTTCTACTCACATGGTGTTTAGTATGGTTACGACTAGTCGTCATCGGTATTATTTAGATGTAATTGAAGAAGTTAATGTTCCACCAAATAATGTGATTGGTTTTCGGGGGTTCTACTTTAGGAATCACCATCGGGCTTTAGGTATCGTAATTGATATTCCGGATATGGATTTATTTGAAAAACTCGTTGGTTGTTTAATGGCTAAAGATCCCAATTCATGCTACTATATATATTGTAGTCGAATTGAGGAGGGAACTCAATTATAAAAATAAAAATATAAAAATAAAAATAATAGTCATTTTTCTTGTTGGTTTAGAAAGTTGTAGACTATAAAAATTAACCAAAATTAAACAGTTTACTGACATATATTTCTGAGCTATATGTAGTGTGGGTTTAATGGATAAAGAGATTATTTGGCGTGTATCTCGACGCAATCAGATCTTTTTGGTATTTGAGTTAACTCACTCTTATACTTAATCTTTAATGAGTTCAAGATCAAGAAGAAGTAAATATTGGTGAAACAAACACCATGTCAGAAAATAAACCTCAAGAAACTGCACAATTTCTTTCTGAAGCAGCACCAGTTGTTAATGAAATGATTACTACTGTTCCTAGGCAATTAACATCAGATCAGGTTGATGGAATGTATTTAAAAGATTTTCTAAGTCGTCCCGTAAATATTTATACTTTTTCGTGGACAGAGACCTTGCCACCAGGGTCTGTTTCTAATATTCAACCATGGAAGTTATTCTTTTCTGATTCCCGTATAGCTAATAAATTAGCCAATTTTGCATTTTTACAATGCACGTTAAAATTAAAATTTGTAATCAACGCTTCACCCTTTTATTATGGCGCTATGCTTATTAATTATCAACCACTTCATACTTTAACTCCATCTACAATTGCCACTGGGATTGGTGTAGATGATGAAACAATGCTTCGTTCTCAAAGGCCTCATCTTTGGTTATATCCTCAACTTAATAAGGGAGGAGAAATGACATTACCGTATTTAAATTTTAGATATTGGACTAGGACAATTGTACAACAGGAATTTATTGATTTAGGATTATTATCGTTTTCTAATGTCACATCTCTTCAGTCATCTAATGGAACTTCTGGCACTGGTGTCAGTATTGGTGTATTTGCGTGGGCAGAAGATGTTACAATTACAGGACCAACACTAGGCACAACTATGGCTCAAGGTGGTGATGAATATGGAGTTGTTTCGACACCGTCATCATACATTGCCACTGCCGCATCAGTTTTAAAAAATGTACCCATTATAGGACCATTTGCACGTGCCACTGAAATAGGTGCTCGTGCTATTTCTTCGATTGCTAGTTTATTTGGATTTACTAATGTTCCTAATTTAAAAGATGTTGAGCCAATTAATATAAAACCATTTCATAATTTTGCTGACACGTCTATATCTTTCCCTATTGATAAGTTAACATTAGATAGTAAAAATGAATTGTCGGTTTCCCAGGCCATTGCTGGTCTACCAGATATTGATGATCCACTTACTATCTCGTCTTTTTGTGAACGTGAAAGTTATTTGTGTCAAGTTCCCTTTTCTACTACAAATAGTCCCAATGATGCTTTATTTTATTTAAATATATCTCCAGTTATGTGTAATTCAACAGTTATTAATGCTAATGATACTGCTATAGCATCAACTCCGATGTCTTATTGTGCAGCGTTATTTCAGCAATGGAGAGGAGATATTATTATACGAGTTACAGTCGTAGCTTCTAGGTTCCACAAGGGGCGTGTTCGTTTGATTTATGATCCTTTAGGTGATTCTACATCTAATATTGTTACTGCCACAAACTCGTATTCAGGATGTGTAAATCAAATTTTAGATATAAGTGAAGATGCTACTGTTGAGATGACGATACCGTATAGCCAAGCGACGCCTTTCCTTAATATCGATCAGTATGGAGTTGTTCAGCACCAGATAGGTACAGCACCTTCTTTTAACAGAGATTTTAATAAACATAATGGAGCTTTTATGATTCGTTGTGTCACCAAGTTGACAGCTCCAGTAGCTAGTAGTGAAATTCAATTATTAGTTTCTGTTAGAAGTAAATCTGTAGAATTTGCTAATCCAGGATTTTATGCTGGTGAGAGTTTACTGTATAGTTTTGCCCCTGCACAAGCAGGTTTTGAATATGATATTAAAGGTGCTATAGTGAATGCAGGAGAATCAAGAGAAAATACAGAATTATATCATGTAGTATTTGGTGAACGTATTGTGTCTTTACGACAATATATGAAGCGTATGAATTTTTATTGGGCTTCAGATTATAGAGAAACAACTACAGATTATGCTATCCAACATTTCCGTTTAGGTAGGTATCCTATGACTTATGGTTATGATACTTCAGGATTAGATACAGCAACAGGTTTAATTACTACTGGAAGTAGTTTTAATTTCAATTGGACACCCTTAAGCCCATTAACGTGGATTAGTACTTGTTTTATTGGACAGCGTGGGTCCATCAATTATGCTGTTAATTCAGCATCATATGATGGAAAGCAAAGAGCAGAAGTATATGTTGCTCGTAAGCCAACGATATCTGTTATTAATAATATACGTGAAGCTATAGCCTCAGCGGGTGTTTCATACACTAGATATGCTAAACAGATAGCTGAATACTATGTTTCGGCTGCAGGCACGGCTATAACTACAGGTTTTACGAATCTGGGATTTGAATTTCAGATGCCAATGTTATCCCAACTAAAATTTCAACGCACATCGTATTATCAAGGTGTTTCTCGTACTACAATGGACGGATCAGATCATGATTGTTTTGACGTACTTATTCGATCCGCAGCAACACAGTATCAATCTCCGGTACATTTCTATGTTGGCGCAGGCACAGATTATAATTGTATATTTTTTATTAATGTACCTTCTGTGCATAATTACAGTGCAGTCCCCCAACCAGGGAATTAAGTGATTTAGGAATCACTCAGCCTATTTAGTTAGGCGTTTTTCGTTAAGATTTTGAAGGTTAAAAATCTACCTACTAGGGATATAAATTCCCAGCTACTTTGGTGTAGCATTTAAAAAATTCATGTGTGTGATACATGAATTCTCCAAAAGTTTGGACCTCCCAGGAACTCGATACTATTCAAAATAAGTATTGTCTTCCTTTAATGGGAATCATCCAAGAGAGTTTGCCTTGTAGGGGGCCTAGAGTACTTACTCATAATTTCAAATTAGAATTAAGGTTGTTTTGTACCCGGGTCTCCGGGGAAATTTTTCCTTAATATCGGCGTTATCACCTAATTAATTTGATTTTTTGTGAGCAGGTTTTTTATAC